ATAGGTGGTTTTACCATTGGATTAGTTTCTGTATCGGCCATTTGTTTTTTCCTTATGTTGGGGTCAGCCGTAGCTGAGTAGCCTTATAGTTATTTGGATTTCTTCTTCTTCCTCATCATGCCGCCTTTGTAAACACCTGTTGAATCATCATTATAATCACCTGCTGCCACATTATCATATATTGGTGATGGTTTTGGAGCAGGTGTAGGTGGTCTAAAAATAGGTGAGTCATTATTATCATTTGTAGATGTGGGCGGTAAGAAAGAGTCTGGGTCTTTTTTAACATCCTCAATGAAATCATCATTACCTACAGGTTTAACAGTTTTACTTGGAGAACCAAAGGCTACAGAAGCAGCGTCTGCAGATGCTTGTTCAATTTGTGTTTTAATCTCATTACTATATCCACTAGGCATATCTTCATCAACTCCTGGAGTAGTCATCTTGTTTGATGTTTGTACATCAGGTGTGTAAGGTGTAGGTGCTAGTGTTGGATCACTATAATCAACATCTGGTATCTTTGGTTTTGGTATCTGATCAACTTTTCTTTGTGTGGTATTACCTGAAATAAAATCTCCTACAGTAGCAATTAGGTTTGGTTGCTTTCTATTTGATAACTCAAGAAGATTTCTATATCTCATCTTATCTACTTCAGATACATTAGGATCTGTTAATCTTCTTTCTATTTCTTTTCTTGTTTGATTATGTGAAAGCTTAACAGCTATCTTTGTAATTGGGTTTAATCCAGCTAACTTACTTCCAAATGAAGTCATCTCATCAACTAAGTCTTCTAGCTCTTCCATAGTAAGTTCTTTATAATTAAAAGGTTCTGATGTATCTGTGTTTGCACTACCACTACTTCCACCACCGCCGCCGCCAGATGTCGTAGTAGTTCCACCTTCTTCAGGAGGTACTTCTGGATCTTCAGGATTCTCTGGATCTTCTGGATCTGTAGGTTCTGTTGGATCTGGATTCTCTGGATCGTAGTATATAGAGTTTATATCTGTTGGTTCTCCTGATAATACATATCCTGGTGGTATTTGTGATTGGGGTACATTATCTATATATGTAATAAATATCCTATGCCCTTCTGCATTTACGTATTCATATATTTGCACTCTAGGTTTATTAGCAATAGCATCCATATCAAAACCACCTTTACGCTCGTATATTTTTCTGGTGGGTTTTTTTGTTTCTACAGGTGTTGGTTCTGTATCTACAGGCATAACAGATAGTTCTTCATCTGTTGCAAGCCCTCCTTCATCAAAGAACTTACCTAAAAAAGCTTCTTCACGCTGTTCAGTATCTTGTAGTTTTAAATCTTCTAAAGTTATTTCTATTCCAATATCACTCATATCTTCTTCCATAGGTTCACCACCTATGCGTCCATCATCTGCCATCTTAGCATAGCCCATCTTAGCTTCAGCACGTAGGTCTTCAAATAGTTTTACACCATGAAAGTTTACTACGTCAGCAGCCATAACTATTTCACCTTCACTAAGATTAGCTGGTATGTCATCTCTTACATTCTCTGCTGTTGAACCCATTGGTATCTCATTGCCTGACACAGGATCTACTCCTATTGTATTATCAGGTACATCTCCAAAGTTCATTGCCATTTGTTCTTCTAACGCCATACCGCCCTCACTAAATCCTTGTACATTTTTAGTAGCTGTTATTATCTTACCTTTTCTGGTAACGTTACCCTCACCAAATACCTGTTCTATTAAAGGTACATATGCCTGAGTCTTTTCATTTCTTTGATACCCTTTAGATGTAACTTTTCCTATACCCTTACCAGTACCTTCATATACAGAAAAATGTGCTTTACCATTTGGTTTTATTGCATTTTCTGCCTGTACAGCAATGTCAATAATGTTTTTATCTTCTTGTATAACATTTAAGACATTGTGAGACATAGCCATATCAGCCTGTCCATCTTTTATAATATCTACAACTTGTGCATTATGTTCTGGTGTACGATTAAAAGGATCATATACTTTTACACTTGCACCTTCTTCAGCAGCATCTTCTACTAAGTTATCAAACTTGCCACCACCAATGTCAACAATAAGGTCACCATCTTTTATATCGCCACGTTTCTTTAACTCATTATATCCTGCAGGTTTCTTGCTAACGTTTATAGATGTCTCTGCTGAGTCATAAAGTTGTTTTGGGTATGACCATACGCTTTCTATATTATCAGATTGTTTTATTAAAGATTTAACGACTGGTCCTGCTGCAGGAAGGGCTGTACCTAAAACGTCACCTGCTGCAATAAGACCTATCTTAGCATAGCTTGGGTCTTCTTCACCTAGCTCTTCAGCTATATCAACAGCAGAACCTACAGGAGTCATGTCTACTGCTACATCTGCAGCTTTAACACTAATAGGTTTATTCTTTCTATAATCTCCTGTTAGAGGAGATGTTATTATATCTAGAAAACTTTTTTCTTTTTTATCCACTGTTTACTGTCTCCCTCAGTAACTTTAGTTTTCTTAGTACGTCTATAGCACCCTGTTGTCTATGTATAACATGTGGTTCGTTTGCTGTTTCTAGCGCACGTTGTCTAGTTTTAATTATTTCATCTATATGTTTTTGAAACTGTTCGTAGCATTCTTTATCATTAACCAACTGCTTGAGGTGCATTACCTGTAAATCCTTGTTCATCTGGTAATGGTGCTGTACCCATACCTATTTGTGATCCTCCACCTCCTGAAGTATCTGCTACGTCCTGTACACCTTGACCTTCTGGACCTGCTGGTTGTGGTGTAGGAGATTGAAAGCCTTTTAGTATTTCAGCCTGTATAGCTGCATCACCCATAGAGTTAGTTACCTTGTCAGGATCTAAGTCCATGCTCTTAGCAATCTCTCTGATAATATAATCCATCTTAGCAAATGGTGCAAGTACTGGATTCTGTGCTACCTGTAAGAACTGCATCAAACGTTGACTACGTACTTCGTTAGCCATCAAGCTCTCTGTACCTGACGCATGTACTTCTAAATCACCCTTTATATTCTCATCAAAGTCAAACTGCATGTTAAATGCAAAGAATGCTTTACCTAGTGGTCTAATTAAATAGTCATCAACATTCTTAACAACGGTACGGATACTACCGTTAGCAGCAGACATAAGCATAGAGATTCCAGAAGCAGTACGCCCCACTCCTTGAACTCCTGTTTGACCATGTGCAAAAGATGGGAACCCAGTAGACTCATCAGCTAGTACCCTCGCTTTATCAAATAGTTGCATGTTTTCATTAGACACATTAGGAAACTTTGTACCAAAGATAGCTTGGCCTGGAGCGCCACCCTGTCTCCTGAATATCTTTCCGGGATAAACAGATAAGTCTTGGCCGGGAACTAAGTTAGTCTCATCTACTTCTATAATAAGATTACCAGACATTGCAGCGTTGTCAATAGCCATACGCATAAAGCCATTCATCAATGTCTGTGTATCATCCATGTTCTCAGCAATACCAACGCCAAAGAAGGAGTATGGGTTATGCTCATATGGTACAGCGTAGTATGGAATACGTGTAGGTTTGAATGGGTTTAGTACAAATCGTAGTACTTCACCGTTACATATCCATACGTTACAATTAACTTCATCTAAGTCTTTTAGTTCACTAGGTATATCTACACCATGCTCTTCTAATAACTTAACATCTACAAAACCCCAGAACTCCAATACTTCCCAACGCTCTGACGTAGGTTGTGTATCATCGTCTTCCATAGTCATTTCCCAGTACTTCTGTGTATAGTCTGGTCCTGAGTCTATAGCTAACTGTACACCATCATCCATAAAGTATGGACGTGTCTTTAGCTTACGTAGTTGTGTTCGTGACATCTTGTGTCTTTGTACAACATACTCTGCCTCGTCCATGTCTTTTGCTTCAGGGTCAGGATAGAAATCCCATATAGAAACGTGGTCACATTCTGGTACTGTTTTTACGATAGGGTCATACTCACCCTCTTCGTTCCAGTTAGGGTATTCTTTATCTACAGCAAATGCACCCTTCATAACACCTGTACCTAGTAGTGCCATTTCAAATGCCATACTTCTTAGGTGTGTAGTAGCTCCGCTTTCCTGTAGCTGATCATGGATCTTCTTCTCCATCTTTTTAGCTGCAACCATAGAAGGATGAAATGTAACAGTATTTGCTGTAGTACCATCTCCCTCTATAATTTTTTCAGTTACAGGTGCTAGTTTTTCTTCTATGCCACCTAATCTAGATTGTAAGTCTGTTAGAGTTTCTCCTGGCTGTAATGTGGTGTCACCATCTATTAGATAAGGCTTTGAAGGAGGTGAACTCATAGCAGAACTAATAGCATCAAATGCTGCATTAGCATTAGGGTCTATGTTTATATGTACAGACTCAGCTACACCATCGGGTAGTACAGAAGGATTTACAGATAGAGGAAACTTATTGTTACCAAATAATACATCTACTATCTGTCCATATGCTGCTAGTGTTTTTGTTTTAGTTACCTTTACAAAGATACGCGACTTTTCTGCATCTGTAAATTGTACATCACTACCATAAAGACCACGATAGTTACGATAAGCCTTTAGCCATCTTTGCTCATCAGCATATCTAGAATCCTCAGACCTTTTGTATCGGTCTTTTATAAAGCCAATTACACTGTCCTTCTCTTTAAAGATTTTATCATCAGCTTTCTCTGCTGCAACGACATCATCTGTTTCAAACATTTCTTCTGCCATATTTAATACCCGAATGTTGAGTCACTGGCTTGGAAACCAGATCGTTGTTTGGCTGGGTTGTAATCCCATATACTACTGCGTGGTCTAGTCATTATACCATAACGAAGAGCATCATACAAGTGATCTTCTGCTTTGGTGTCAACATCTTCTGGATTCTTTTTGTCCAGTGGGATGCTTGGTATCTGTGCTATGGTGTTTACACAGTTATTCATAAATACTAACATAGGCTTTTCTATAAAGTCATCTACCTTCAAACGCCTATGTATCTCGTTTTTTCCTGCGATACGTGACCCTCTTGAACGATCAGAAGGACGCCAACGGCAACCCTTCATATTCATCTGTTCAGCTAGTGATGGCCCAGTATCGCCTCGGTTGTGCCATAAAGAACTATCAAGCACACCGTATCTCATACCACCGTCTTGAGCTTCTGCCTCTAGTATCATATCAGCTAAGTCTGTAGCTGTTACTTTAGATACATACATTTCCCTATATACTATAAGCTGCTCATCAGGAGCAACAGTGAACCAAAGAACACCAGTGTGGGAACCATAACCGTAGTCGCAAGCCCTAAAGCGTACCCAACTGTTAGGGATTTCAAAGTGTTCGATAACGTGGGCAGTTCTGTCAAATTCGGGAAATGCTGCCCCTTCGTTGACATCCCAGTTTCCTTCAAGGAGTTGCTTCCTCTGATGCTCTGGTAGTGATAAGAGCATGGCCTCATAGTCACCCTCTTCAGCGAGGTATGGGTTATCGAAGAGAGATGCAGGTATAAACCTACGCTTGAATAGAGGCTGACCTTCCTTGCTGTGTCCTTTAGGGAATGTAATTGTTTTACTTGTTTCAATGTCTGTAGCCCAAAAGTCTTTACCTGCAGGTGCAGGATCTATAAACATCTTCTTTACCCAAGCATGTCCAGCGCCACCTGGGTTTGTTGTAGCTCTCATATACAAACCTAATTGTTTGCTGTGTGCGCTACGAAGACGTGATCTCATATAATCCCAAGCGTAAGGTGTAGGCCATTGAGTAAGTTCGTCAAATCCAATCCAGTTAAAAGCCTGTCCTTGGTAGCGTGTGACATCGGTATCTTTGTCCAGATATGACATCCATAGTCTTCCACCTCTAGGTGATATCCACTGTGACTTACGCTCTGACCATTTGATTCCTGGTATGGCACGTGGGTATAACTCCTGTGACTTCTGTATTAGTTCCCTTAGTTCTTCAGTTGTGTGTCGTACAAGGAGTCCAGAGAAGTGTGGATCGTTAAGGCCGTGTAATGGATCTGCCAACATAGCATATGATTTACCACCACCTGCTGCCCCTCCGTATAGTACTTCTCTCTCAGATGAACTCAAGAAAGATGTTTGTGGACCTTCATTAGGTTTAAAAACAACTTCCTGTGCTTCATCTACGTCATACTCAGGTGCTACTACCTGCGCTGGGATAGGTTCAGTTTGGGGGGCGTCTATCTCCGCTGGCTTCTGAGTATGCTCCGACCCCTTGTGTTTCGAGCTTCTCGATTTGCGAGAGCGTTTCTTGGAGCCACTTGGCAAGCTTACGTTTAATTGCAGATGCTTTTCTACGTTTTTGCTCAACTTCTATTCTCTTCTTTAGACCCATGTGTGATATGTATCGGTCTGCTTCTTTGCTCAACCACTGAGCTACTGCTCTGTAACTATACTGCTTTAGGTGTTGCTTTGCAAGCTCTAATGCATCTAACTCATGTTCTATGGGAACAAGCAGTCTATCGTTATTTGGATCTACTTCATAGCCAAACGGAACCTTTACAGTAGTCCTAGCTATTACGTGCCATTCTTTGTTGTGTCCTTTGGGTGGCAGAGGTAACTGCCAGAAGCCCAATTCTCTTTGAGGTATTATTCGTTTGTACCTTCTTTAGGTGGTAAATAAAAAATGCCACCTCCACTGGTGACATCTACTTTGTCTACTTTACCAAGACCTGCTCTATCAAGCACGTCCTTGGCAGCTATCATTTTTTCTTTGATACCCAACTGAGTGGGGTCTTGCAAAGCGCCCATAAGCGCGAAAGCAGCTTTCGGGGCAGTCCTAGCAAAGTAAGTCCTAGTTTTTTCAGCGATTTCATCTTTAAGTGCCTCCACTATAGAAGTTGTACTGGAGTTGTCGCCATACCCAGCTAACTTCTTAGCTTGTACAACGTCACCTCCAGCATCATCAAATAATACATCCAAGAACCTTTGTTGTCTTTCAGTTAACGTCCTTGCCATAAATTGCGTTCCTTATTTGTGATCTACCTATACCTAGATCATTTAGTTGTCTATCATCCAACATGTGTAGCATTCTAAAGTCTGCACGTTTCTGTTGTCTGATTACGTGGTTATCCCACATCTTTTTTAATAAATGTTTCATGTACTTTCTCCTTGTTTGTACAAGGGTAGTTATACACAAATGTTAGCGCTATAGTACTGCTAAGTTGGAATAGCCGCTATGCGTTTACTTCTTCTTCTTCATAGGTCTTGCTGGAGGATTAGATGCACCGCAAGCTAGTCCACCGTGACCCATGTTGTTAGTCTTCTTAGCCATTCCACCATACATGTAGCCCATCTTCTTAGCTACGGCTGGTGCTTCTTTCTTTAGTGCTTTCATACCGTCATTCATTTTCTTCATGTTCGTTTTCTCCCTGATGCTGTTACTGACCATTTAACTTTCT